GATACGAATGCACAATTGTTAAGAGCAGCATAAAGATTCTTTTCTTCTGTTATAGCAGTTCCCATTGCCCATAGACCACGTCCTGGAGGTAAGAATTTCATGCTAAAAATTCTGTCATACATTTCTTGTGCTGACTTTTGTGCTTGCCAAGCATTCCAACCCAACTGATGAGATTCAATGTGTTTTTTCTGCATAGAGTAAGTTCCCTCTACGACACGTTGAACTGTTTCCCACCATTTTTCATTTTTACCATCTTCTTTAATGCGAGAATATGTTCTCATATAAACTAATTCACCTAATCCGTTAAAACCAAATGGTGCTTTTTTTCTTTTAAACTTGTCTAAAAACTTTTCTGATAACTTGAACTTCTCCATTATTTCTGACTCCAATGTTTTTCTTTTATTAACCTTCACAAAATATAACTATAATATATATCAAATTAAAAACAAGCTATTTAAAATTTTTATGATTTTTAAATAATTTTTTCTTATTAGTTTTACTCAAACCCATCTACATCACTTTTTTTCATATCTTTATACTTACTTGCTAATAATTGTCTCTTAAATTCTTCACTATTATCCATTTTACCTTGTTGTTCTTTGCCTGATTGACTATTACCAGCATAGATTTCTATCTTACCAAGATTAGTATTCATATTCATTGGGTAAGTTATACCATCAATACCAAATCTGTTTTTAATGATGTGGCACCTTGCAGTATGACTTAACTTGTCTTGTGCTTGTCTACTTACACTCAATACAAAATCTGCTGTCATCACTTTAGAATAAGCTTCAGCAACCTTAGTTGCATCAATAACTTCCTCTTCAAGAGCTGAACGGTTAGCTTGAGATGCAGTCCACAATGGAACTTTAAGTTCACCAGCCATTCCTCTTAAATCTTCGTAAATACTACCTAATTGGTGTCTAACTTCTCTCATACCACTAACATCTTTCAATATATCTGCATAATCAACAATAACCAAATCTGGTATTATATTTTTCAATTCTAATTGTTTTATATGTGCTGAAATAGTATTTACTGATGCTGCTCGCGTTGGGTAGGATTTAATAATCATTCTACCTTTAAGTGACTCAATTATTTTTTTAACTTCTTCTTTTTGAAACTTAATGTTTTGTGTAGATATACCACTAAAAATTGTATCGTATCTTAAACCAACATAATTTTCATTTAACTCTAATGTATAATGTGCTACTGTAAATCCTCTCTTTATAGCACTTGCAGCTATGGATTGTAACACCCAAGTTTTTCCTACACCTGCTGGCGCAACTATAACACCCAACTCGCCCTCGCCTAAGCCACCATCCATAACTTCATCTATAATATCCCACGGCGTTTTTATTGTAATTCTTGTAGATTTAGTTAATCTTTCTTCTATACCTACTTTATAATCGTGTCCAATATCTACAGGAGTTCCTGCTTTCATAGCATTATCTATAACTGTTTTTATACCATCATAGTTTTGATTTTCTAATAGAGTTACAGATTCTATAATAGCAGATTTTAAAACTTGATTTTTACAAAATTCTAATGTTTTTTCTTGAACAAATGGTAAATCTTTTGCTTCTCTATGATTCCAAGCATCTTTTAATGCCTCAACAATAGTTAATTTTAATATATCATTTTCAACTTCATCTACTGCTATCTTTAAAGCTTCTAATGTTGGTGTAGTTTTATATTTTAAAAAGTATTTATATGTTTCTTTTATTATCCAACTATTTGCATCAGCCTCAAAATATTCTGGCTGAAGTACTTCCATTATAGTTTGTAAAAACATAGTATCTAATAAACAAGATGTGATAATCTTTGATTGAAACCCTATCCCAAACTGCGTTAAGGAATTATTCTCCATATAACTCCTGTGTCAGCTTTAACCTACCCAAATTTAATTTCCGTTGTCTGTATTTTTCTTTCATTTTCTTCAGAATGGTTTCTTTATTTCTATAATAGTAATTCATCTGCCATTTTTGCTGAGCTTCTTTCTTTTCTTTAGCAGTAAAGTATACTCTTTTTCTACCCACGAGTTTGCTCTGCATATTTATCCATAGTGGTAAAATTTTGAGCTAACCAACTACTTACATTTGGTAGATTCTGAAATAATCTATCTTCCATGAACATGGCTTCGAATTTGTATTTTATTAATCTTGGTATAGAACCTCTAACTACATCAATTAATTTTGTTTTAGTTGAAGCACTTATTTCTACATCTTCTAACTGCATCAACTTATAATTACGTTCTAATAACTCTTTATTTTGTAGTATTTTAGTAAAGAAGTTTTCGTTTTCATCTTTATGATTATGTGCGTATTTATATATCTCTTGTAAATTATAACTATTATTCTCTTCTCCCAAAGTTGGTATATTTTTTACTAATGTTTTAGTTGCTACTCCTTTTATACCACCTATATTATCAGATTTATCTCCCTCAAATATTTTAGCCATAATAAAGTTATCTGAAGTTACACGATATTCTTCTAAAACTGCTTCTCTGTCGTATATTTTCTTTTTTGTAGGAGACCAAACCTTAATATCATCAGATACTAATTGTAAGAAATCTTTGTCGGTTGACATAATAATTTTCTCACCATCTTTGATTACTTTCTTTGCAATATATGCTATAGCATCATCTGCTTCGATACCATCTACGGATATAGTGGTTAATGGTAATAATTCAAGATAATCTACAACTCTTCTGAGCTGCATATACATATTACGTCTTTCGTCTTCTACATTTTCTAAACCAACTACTCTATTAACTCTGTAAGACGTTCTACGTTTATTTTTATAATCGGAATATAATTTGCGACGACGATTACTCCCACCCTTACCGTCAAATATTATGATGGTTCGGGAGGGATTGAACATATTAATGGCAAATCCTATACTTTTAAGGAAACCAACTATACCACCAACATGAATGCCGTTTTCATTTAAAGTTGGCATTACGCTGAATACTCTAATAAAAGTATTTAAGCCATCTATTATTAAGACTTTCTTATTTGTGTTCTGAAAGTCAACCGCTCCACCTTTTTTCTTTATCTCATTTAATATTGAAAGGTATCTGGAATTTGACATTAATCGCCAACCACCTCATCCGTTACAATTACATCATCGATTCCCATTTTTTTCATATCGTATTTTAATATAACTTTTTCACATATCTGTTCATAAACGAATGTTTTAAAATCGGGGTCTGATAGTTTCTCTCCAAATTCTTTTGATTGAAACTTATGTTCTGCTCCTAAATGATCGGTTATAGTATACCAAGCACCAGCCTGCTTCACTATGTTATGATCTTTCATCACTTTTAACCAACTACCGATATCATCAATACCACTTTCGAAAAATAAAGGAAACTCACAACTTCTCAAAGGTGGACCTAAACGATTCTTGATAACTTGTGCAAGTATCGTCATACCAATCGTATTCTTTTTAGCATCCTTGATTTGACCTTTATTCTTTAATCGAATACGAGTTGATGAGTGAAATGGTAATGCTTTACCACCACTTGTAGTCCACGGGTCTCCGAACATAACTCCAAGTTTTTGTCTGAGTTGATTTGTAAACACAAGAGCAACTCTTTGTCTACCAATCATTTGAGTAATCTTTCTCAGTGCTTTTGAAACGATAATTGCTTTACTCGTTGCCCAACCATCTTTCTCGAAATCGGCTTCCATTTCTACATTCGTTGATGCAGCTGCAAGTGAATCTACAAGAATGGTTACTAACCTATCTTTATCTGATTCACGAACTTTAGATACGATTTCTTCTATAGCTGAAAAGATATCTTCAACTGTTTCTAAATGTAGATATAACATACTACTTACATCCACACCAATAACTTTTAAAAAGTCTTGACTTACTGATGTTTCTGTATCAATATAAACTGCTACTCCACCTTTTTTCTGAGTTTCAGCTAATAGATGTGCGCCAACTAATGATTTACCACTTGATTCCAACCCATTGATTTCTGTAATTCTACCAACTGCAATACCACCATTTGGTCTATTAGATATTGCTAAATCTAATAATGTAGATCCTGTAGAGATGAACTCTTTTATATCTGTAGGTGTTGTATCTGAACCATC